GTCTACAAAGTCAGGGGTATATTTTATAGGTAGTATGTTTTTTTGACCTACATTGTGTAAAAACTTCTTAGATGGAGTTTTCTCATACGACATATTAGGAAATTTAAAACCATCTACAATAACATACGTTTGTCCTTCGTATGTAAAAGGTATCTTTAATTCTTTTAAGACCTTATACATATGCACTTCTAGGTTACTAGCAAACTTTATACCATCTAGTGTAGGTTTTTTAGAACGTATTCTGCCCTTCTTGCCTGTCGTCCTCCTCATATATATCTATTATTGATTTTAATTTTACAACATCTGTAAAATACTCTACTGCCATAGCAAATGTTTTTACATAGATTTCTGGCTCATACAAGCTGTTGTCTAAAAGTGTATCAGAGGTAAGAGCCACATATCTTTTTACATCACCTAAATGATTTTGATATAGCATATAGTTTAAATCAAATATGTATCCAGGAAAACGTCCTTCTACAAAGGTTGCTGCTCTTGGTCCAACTCCTAACACTTTACAGTTCCAGTTTATCAATGATTCAGTAAATTCATATACAGCTAGATCACCTATAGTTCCTTTACCTAAATGAATATAGTAATATCTGTCATCTTTTTTTGATGTAACTAAATCACTTAACAAGGCAATAAGTTGCTTATGCTCTTCTTCATTTACTGATCTACTGATCACGATTCTTGTTGGTTCCGACAACATCCTTTTTCATTGCTTTAAGTTCTTCAAAGTTAACAATAAGTTCTTGCATTTTCTTTTGGATGTCGTTGACCTTTTCCCAAAACATGTCTGGGTTATGAAGTTTTGGTTTTGGCTCTACTTGTACTCTAGCAGAGTTAGTTGTGTACCAGTACGCAGCTTCAGTTCCAGATATTATATCGTGAGAACCTAACGCATCTTCTGTGTGTGTATCATCTCCTACCATAGGTTGTTTTTAGTTAAATATTTAGGGCACATTAGAGGTAGTTGTCTTATAGGATCAAAACTAATCTCTTGACTCTTCTCCTCTTTTCGATAACTTCTGTCCTCGTTTTTTTCGTTGTGCCTGTTCTTCTTTTGCTCTTTCATATTCTAGTTTTGCTTTATTGTATGCCTCATTAAATTGTGGAAACTCTTGAATAACCTTTTGCATGGTTTTTAGTTGTTCACGCAAAGTGTCAACAGCTTTATGTAACTCAATAAATCTTAGATGCATTGCATCAAGTGAACGCCTGATTCTAAATAGCTCTGTAAATTTCATTTGTGATCTTCTCTTGTATTAGGCGTAGCTTCGTCTCCTTTCATTTGTCCAAGCTCCCAATCATGAACTCTATTAGCATTATAATCTTTATGCTTGAGTACAGTTAAACCATTATTGTAGAAGTAATGGCAATAAAATTCCCAATCACTTTCAGACACAAACTCTTCTATAGCTTTCCATGTGCCTTTGCCTTTACCAGTGCTTTCATCTTTTGTTTTAAATGATTCTGTATCGTGTATAATAATCCACTTATGACATTTCGGTTCCCAATGTTTAAATTCAGCTTTTAACTGAGCATAGTCATGAAGGGTATCTATAAATAATAGGTCACAAGCTATATCTACATCTACTTTTCTACTGTCTCCTTTAAAAAATCTAAAGTCTATATCTTCAGATTCAGCAAATTTTTTCATCATGTCCATTTTACCCATTGCTCTATCTGCCCATTGTGTATCATCAGGATGCTCTAAGTCTACACAAAACAGTAAGTGTGGTCTTGCAACTGCAAAAGCCAAAGTGGATACTACCCATCTAACTCCAAGTTCCACTATGTTCCTGGTGTCAAACCTTGCAGCAAAATCTACAAGCGTAGGTAAATGGTCTTTTATATCACTACTTATAAACTCTTGTCCTTCAGGTGGACTGCAGTGATGCATATAAAGTTCATCAATAGTTTCAGGTTGTTTTTTATACTCTCTCATTTTATTAAATTTAAGTTTTCAAATCTACATAACATTTTTGGTACTCTATAAAAAAGATCCTTTCCGTAACGATATTGATTGTTAACGTGGATCTGTTTTTTATATTCTTCTTGATATATTGTGTCGCTGTTACAAAAGACAGCCCATCCAGTTTGCTTACATATTAGGAAATACCAGAAGTCTGACAAAACCTCATACTTTCTTTTTCTTCCCAGGAACGATACCGTGTCAAACGGAAAGCTATGTCTATCGGTAAAATACAAATCACTTCTAACCTCAGCCTCTATCCTGTACAGTTTGTCTTTAAAAAACGCTTCGATATCTATAGTGTAATCCTCCTCTTTGTCTTCTACTACAAATCCTTTGTGTCGTAGAAAGTCTGATATAAGATCAATACCATACTGATTTAATTCATCGTAAACGTCTTGTCTAAATTCTCCTGCTTTTGTTTTCATTAAAATGTATAAGTGTACCTGGCTACTTGTCCTTTTGTAGGATGATGTAAGAAACCTTCTATTGCTTGAGGTGATACATATCCTTTCATTGAATGCCATACATCTGTAGTCGTTGGACTTCTTAATGATTCAACGGTTACATTTATATAGTCTTTAGATGTTTTATGGTGCACATGATGTACATAAAAGTATTTATGATTAGTGTCTGCCCAATATTTTTTTGCCTCTACACTCATTAGGCTACCTAAGTCTTGATGCTTTGCACCATCTCCATGCGTTGTTCCGATAAGATTTTTATGATACTTAAAATACTTCCTGTACATAAGATCTGTTTCGAAACTAATGTTTTTACAATCCTTAAACCAGGCTTTTATCATATCGCTGAGGTAAAACCCTGCCATGTAATCATGGTTTGATGGATTAAACATGTAGTGCACATCAGCTATTTGTACTAAATTTTCCAGGCAGTCAATATATAGTTCTTTTGCAGTTCTATAATTATCATACCACATACCATCAGTATCTTGTGGCGTACCTTTAGTTGTTGATCTTTTAGTGTTGTCTGTGTGTAATATGTCATTACCTGCAACAAACAGAATCTGATCTATTTCGAAAGAAGACGAGTAATCGATAATCTTCTGTACTCCTTCTTTAACTCTTCGCACAGCTTCGTCTCCTGAATAATCTGTTCCTGTCGCAAAGCTCGTTGACAGCTTTCCAATATGCACATCTGCTGGATCAACCACCAGGAGGTGGGGATCGTCTTGCTTTTCTCTTTTGATTTTTTCATATTTAAATGTATGTTGTTCTATAGCATCAATATGATCCTGATACATTTGTTCAAATGATGGACCATTGTTATCAGGCTTAAAATTAATTGACCAGTATTTTCCTTTGTACCAGGCATGATTTACTCTAGATATATCTATACCTACAGCTTCACATTCCTCTGCTAGTGCAGGATTAATACCTTGTATCTCAAATTCTTTTAGCCATCTATTTACTTTACTTCTGAAGTTGAAAAAGCCATTTGAACCCCAGACTTTAAAACCTTCATCAATAAGTTTTCTTGTGATCTTTGATCTATTCTTTGTACCATCCATGTACATTTGCAAAGCTCTTTCTTTTATTGGAGCTTCGTGCTCTTTAATCTTTTTTTGATTTTCTTTAGTTACTCTCATTCTTCTATAGTTTGGTTCAATATAGTATGAGAATCAGATATAATTTCATTCAAGATTGATGTTGTGGATGAGTTTCCCTTGTCGTAGAAGGAATCTTTCAAGTCATTAATTTTCCCTCTAAGATTATTACAGACATGGTTTATATAAATATCTCTTTTGTTCATTTATCCATACAAGACAGAAAGGACACACCTAAATCAGGTCTGTACTTTTTGATTCTATTGTAGATTAATCTTGAATGCTTTTTTGATTCACGCTTATCAGATTTAGAAGAACTAATATCTAAATCCATATTTAATGTTGCATCAAAACATAACATAGCATCTACAATATCATCATTTTCAAATTTTTCCTCTATAAAATCTAATTCAGATTCTACAGAGAAGTCATTTGATTGCCTTCTTATATGTAAATCTTCATAATAAGCTACCATAATTTCGGTCATCTATATTTAAAATTACAATTTATTTGTTTAAGTCGTCTGATTTCAATATCCTATGCTCAATAGACTTATCAAAAAACTTCCTTCCGTATTTGTTAAACAAATGCATGTATAGTCTAGACAAAACACCTGAGAGCTCCTTGTTTGTGTACTTTTTTCCTGACCAATGTGACTTTCCATTAATAACAACCTCTAATTCTATGTTAATAACTTTTCCACTTCGCTTAGGGTGAGGATATATAATCATACCATTTGACATACACCAATAACGTGCATTAATTTCAAGATATGAGGAAAAAGGTTCTCTAAAATTAGAAGGGGAGGTCTTCTTCTTGGTCTGTGTAGATTGTGGGTTTTGGTTTGTGTATGATTTCATTGTATGTTGGTGTCTCTGATAAGTTGCTCAGTATTCCTTTCGGAACGTAATCGCCTACATAGTATCTACCACTAGCTATATCGAATTTAAAAACTACTGATTGTCCTATTTCTCCCTGATACTTAAATTTTACTTTTTGAGTTTTAAATTCTACCTGGTCTTTTTCTATATCTTGTCCTGTAACGCTATTGTGTATTGATTGAAAGTGCCTATAAACTACAGCACCACAATGACAGATGTTTCTAAAGTCACTACTACCTGAAATATCATAGAGTCCTGGCATCTGATAAATACCATTAGCATCTCTAGTCATCTTCCTGGGGTGTGCAATCAGAAAAACTATCACGTTATTCAGTTGTGCGAATATAGTAAGTTTAGTTAAGACTTCTCTGATGCTCTGCAGTTCGTTTTGATTTTTATTATTATACTCTAGCTTGTTAAATGCATCAATAACAAATATATCTACACCGTAAACAAACACCTGTTCTTTAAATTTTTCTAACAACCAATTCCAGTTGGGATTTTTACCATCCTCTGCAGATGTCAAATATAATTTTTCATTTGCCCACTCTTTATATTGATTCATCTCAGACTTATTCATTCGATCAGAATTTTCAGACTTCCAAAACGATTTACCAATATACTTTTCCATAAATATAGATTGGTGAAGAGCCAGGGGATGATGCTCAGGCGAAAAGAAAGATGCCTTCATGTCGTGATCGTTAATTAAATTCATGACGTACCACTCTATAAAATTACTTTTACCATGTGATGGTATGCCTGTAGTAATTACAAGTTGACCTCTCATGACTGAGAATATATTTTTTAGATTACCGAAGCTATTGTGTTTTGGATATATAGTATCAGGCAATCCTTTATCATAGAGTTCCATTATGTCATCGTATAGATCATCAACAGCAAATGTTCCCTGAGTTTTAAAATGTCTTGCGTTGTCTATAGCATCAACAACAGATGGTTTGCCACTATTTATTAGTTGACCATTAGCATCTTTGTGTTTGAATTCAACACGAACACATCTATAATTTCCTAATCTCTGTGCTATTTTTTCTGCTACAATATTCCCTTGCTCATCATTATCTGTGCAGATATAAAACTTTTTTAATGTATCTAGGTATTGTTTGCAGTTGATCCACACCTCATCATTGTCATTTGCACCATTAGGCAAACTAATTGTGTTTTTGTATCCACATTCATGCATAGCCAGGACATCAAATTCTCCTTCTACTATGTATGCCTCTTCCTGATCTATGACAGAGTTAATGTTGTAGAAAATACTCTTACCGTTTGTGGTCTGTGTAAAATGTTTTTTACCTGTTCTGTATTTTTTGTTTACGACTTGATTTAGTTCGAAATAATTGAAGACAATATTTTGTACCTCTTTTTTGAGTTGAGGTTGATAATACTTTTCTTCTGTAATACCTAGATCAGTTAAAGTCTTCTGTGATATTTTTCTAGTTGTTTCTATCCATTTGACTACCTGGTCTGAAATATCTGTGTAATTTTTCCAGTCTTGTTTAGGAAGTTTATATGGTCTTGTCTCAATGGTGTGTTGCTTACGAAACGATATAGCATCGCAGTAATGACATTTGGCAACACCTTTATCTAAATTAACACTCAGAGCAGGATCTTTCTTGTTTGTTCTTCTGCCTACACAGGATGGACAAACTATTTTTAACACCTTACCTCTTTTGCCACGAGTCAAAGACTCTATTTCACTCCATTCGATTATTTTATTCATTAGTATGATTGGTTAGAATAGTTACTGATTACTTTACCATCCTTAGTTTTCTTTTTGTAAGTCAGGTAATTTTTAAAATGATAATTAAAATGCTGTAGTTTATCTTTTGTTCTGCCTTGATTCATTCGATGAACAACAAAGTCTTCAATCTGTGCTATGACGAAATCAGTTTTGAATTTATTGTTCTTGGCAACAGCATTAATTAGTTTCTTATTGTTTCTATACTCCTCTGCCCAGTTATGTATATAGATTATTTCATTATTATCATTGTTATCATTATTGTTTGATGACGTTTGTATAATTTTTGAATGACTTTTGTGTGATGTTTGTGTGACGTTCTCATCATTCCAATCCTGGTAATCATCATATTTTACAATGGTTACCAAGGAAAAGCTGCGTGATGGATTGTCTATTTTTATCTCACCACTTTTTTTAAGTTTGTTTATAGCCTTTCTAACCCTGGAAAAGGTCATGTTAAGCTGTTCCATTAACTTAGGTGTGGAGGTTATATGCTGTCCTCTTGCTACGTTTTGTCCTCTTACTTTATTAGGCTTGTGATTTGCCATGAGAAGTAAATGTAAAAACACCCTGGAGGTATCTGCACAAGTGTACCACTCCCACTCAATTACTTTTCTGTGTAGTGCTATGAATCCCTCCATCTCTTCTTAACTTATTGTTTTCTAACATTAGTTTGTAAATGATTTTTCTTTGATGCATAATATATGAATCCTTAATGAGTTTTGATCTAAACCCTTCTTCGAGTTGGGGGATGTGTCCTCTGATCCTTAAAAGCTGATGTAGTTCTTTTATGATGTTATGATAAATCTCTTTTATAAGAGGATTGTACACCTTATAAGTTTCTTCAAATGCTTTGTATCCATGCAAAACTGTAGCATGATTCTTCGGCTTTCCACTTCTATCACGAAATAGCTGACCTATTTCTCCAAGTGTTAGGCTTGTATAATGGAAATATACGTTGTAGTACATACCTCTCCACTCAACAAGTTTTCTTTTTCTGCTTCCATTCTTGACTGGGGTATTGTACTCCAGGTAAAGTCCATGATTTATAAGAATGTTACTCACGGAGTCTGACGTAAGCACAGGTTGTCTCCTGATATTTGTAATTCTATCTGTGTCCATATTAATAAAAGTTAAAAAGGAGGAGGACTGTGAATCCTCCCCCAAATCAAACAAAATGAAAAAAAATTAAGGTAAGTCGAAAAAGTTTTCTTCTTCTACTTTTTTCTGACTCTGTTGACTTTGTGGATTGTCAGTCTTTGCCCATCCTTGTCCTAAGCTATAGCTTTTCTTCTTATCAGCACAATAAGATGACATTGATATATTACCTTCGTCCCACTCAGCCACTTCTAGCCATAGTGTAGTACCGTACTTATCATCTTTTTTAAGAGATGATGCTTGGTCAGTTGCTAATTCTTTTAGCGTATCGTATTTGAAAGCTACGTTCCATTTACGTTTTGGTTGCATTTTGCCACTCATATTAATTTATTTGAAATGTGATCGGAAAGGAAATTTAAATATTCACGACAATGAGCAATCCTCTCCTTTAGTTGCTCAATGTGTTCTTCATTGTATTCTACTGGTATTTCTACTACTCTAAGTTGTGGAGGATGATGCTCAAAGGTATGATCCCTGATAATTTTCTCTTCCTCTTCTAATGGCAAGTCAATTACACCTAGTTCTCTTGCTCTTCTGAACCTTACACCTTCAACAATATCTTCAGGTGTGTTCATAAGACAACGAACAAGGGTAGCCTTTTTCATATTTGTCAACCACATATACCCTTGCAGTTGCCAATAGTAATCCTTATTGTAGCTTAATAAGTCTCCTGTATAATACATCGGAAATGTTTTCATGGTAAATGAATTCTTGATATCCATCAGGCATTCATCTTTCCTGTATACATCAGGCTCTCCCTGGATGTAATCATTCCAATATCTTATTGCGTTCTTTACATAACGATTTTCTAAATCTCTGTTGTGAAGTTCGCTCACTAGATCAATTGCATCGTCCTCTACAAGTATACCTTTTTTCATCTCCAGGGTTTGAATGTCATTAGTGTAGCCAAATAAGGCTTCCTTATGAAGTTCCTGGAGGAATGATTTAGTAGTTACTGATAGAGTTTCTTTCTTTGATCTAGGGTTTGTCATAATCAATCCCAGGCTTGATGCTCTGAATTGATATTCTGTGAAGTCTGTTTCTCTCATTTAGATTTTTTTTTGTAGACAACGTAGTTGTTCTTTTTTAAGAGTTCGACTGCCTCTTCGACTTTCTTTTCGTTGTCTCTATACGCTTTAAAAATCTCGTTTTCTATCCATTCATTCATAACTATGCTTTTTTAATTCTAGTTACACCATCTTTATCAATGATTCCTAAAGCTACAACCTTACCATCAACAATCTTATTCTTGACAGTCCAACCAAATAAGTTTGGTTTACCCTGGTTATTTAAATCTTTGTTCTCAAGTTTTAAGTTGAGGTTTTTATATGGAAGATCATATAGTTCTCTTCCAATACCCCAATTTGTACAGGCTCTCTTGAATGAGTCAGATGCCTCACCCTTTTGACTGTGAACATTTGATGGCTCACCTACGTCATCTTTCCATATCCATTCGTTTCCGACTTTAATACCAACAGAACAAAATAGATTTCCTTTCTCCTCGTAGTGTTTCCTCATCCAGTTCTCCGTGCCCACGACATCATCAAGTCTTGCCATGTCCACTCTTGCATCTTTGTAGATTAATAGTGAACACCATCCATTCCTGAATGATCCCACTCTAACTTCTAAGTCTTCTCCTCTCAGAGGACTCTTCAAATTTTTCAATGTATTCATCTTTTATTTTATTTAAGTTAATTGGATTCTTTTTTTTTATGTCAGCTAATTGACTATACAAGTTGTCAACCCTGATTTGCTTCCTTTCCATCTCTTCGTCTGTACTGCATTTTTTACGTCTTGTTTTTTCCAGTTCAGAATGTTTATAAGTGTATGAAAGGGAATTTGAAAGTTCACGCAGTCCGTTTACATGAGCAAACATCACACGCCAATCTTCCATCACATAGTATATGTCGCTTGAAGTGTTGTACATCTCAAATCGATCATTTCCTAAGTTAACTAATTGCACCCTGGGAAGAATAATTTTCTCTTCGTCTTTGAATCTTGTGATTGGTAGGATGCGAGATTCTTTTTCATAAATCTGACTAAGTAATATATCTCTTAATTTCATTTAAATATGTTTCTCTCTTTTTTAAAGTTTCTGCAGTTGTATCGATACGTTCCATAAACTGCTCTTTCGTCATAACACCTGTAGCATATCTCATAACTAATGCCAGGCATTGAAATCGTATACTAACTACTTGGTCTTCTACGAACACCTTGTGTTTGTACAACCTGATCTTCTTTATGTGAGTTGGTATACTCATAGTACTCGAAATCAAGTTTAAGTTCATTAACAATGTCTTGATCAATCTTATCATATAATAAAGTTTTAATTAGTCCCATTTTCTTTCCGTGATTTAGCTATATTCTGAATCAATTCTACGAGGTCTAATGGGTTTGCATCCTCGTGACTTCCGATGTGCCAAAAAGTATTAAATCGGATTGTGTACTGCTCATCAAAGGTATGATAATCATATATTTCATACACCTTTGAATCCCAGACTAATACCCAAGACTTCTGGACAGTCCCATCAGAATTAGCATTAGGAAAGGTAGGTTTGCCAAGTATGTCAACGAGTTGATCGTAGCTTACA